TTCGTTCCTTTTTTATTGTGTTAATAACTCATTTTTCCCGAAAACATTGGTATTTCATCGGTGACCAAATCGCACTTGTTAACATTTATTTCGTCCATTGCGCTTGGCAAACGGCGAACCGCTGGGGCGCGCTTGGGTATTCCTCGAGGGTTTTAGCATCAGCCATGCACCGGGCAATGAATTCGGGCTTGGTTTCGTTTTCTTTCTTTACTGGTAAAGGCATTGCAGTCTATTTATGGAATTCGATTCCTTTCGTTTGTGTCTTTTCGTTAATCTTAGTGATTTGCTCGAGGTTATCGTCATAATGGGCACCAATCCTATATTGATCCATAACGTGCCACTTGTCGCGGTTATTCGTGAAGATTACCCGCTCTTTCTTTATCCCCAAAATCTCGGCCATCTCGAATACCTCTTCACTATCGGTTCGCATCCTCGCGGTAATGATGTAAACGGTTGCACCGCCGCCAATGATTAACCGCGCGAGCTTTCGCCCCCTTGGGGTACTCAATACCCCATCGTAATCGAATGAGATGCGTGAAGCGAGTAAGTTGAGTTTCATACTTATAAAACGGAAAGTTTTAGTTTATTGCCCCAAATCGTCGATGTCGGCCACTTTCACCGAATCTTTGAGAAAGTCAAATATAACCCGTGCGTTGCAAGTTGAGCACCCATAGCGTTGGCCTGTCATCTTCGTGAACCAGTTAACGGCCTCTTTTATCATTGTAGCCGTGTAAACGCCCTGAGTCGGTAGCCCCGAAACGAAGGCCTGTAACGCTTCGGTTTCCTCGTCATTGAGTTTATACCGACCCCACTTGTTTATCGGGCAACGTGCCAGCGCGTATTTGGTTTTTACGGGCATCTTGCAACCGCACAACCTGAGTTTCTTTCGGTAGTGGGTTATTTCGTTGGATGCCTCAGCCTCGGCCAAATCCTCAGGGCTGAGTTTATTCCCGAAAAGGAAGGTACCGCAACTATGGGTTTCGGCTTTGTAGTGTTTGCACTTACTACATATCGTTAGCCTTTCGGCCGCGATCGATGGGGGTACTTTGAACATTCTTTTTTATTTTGGTAATTGCGTTTTCGACTAATTTGTAAAGTTGTTTTACCGGGATGCCCGTGGCTTTGCTGGCATCCTTGTAACTGAAATCGTCCAGCATGTATAACCTCAAAATGACGGCATCGAGTTGAGGCATTAGCTGGATATAAGCATCGAGGTACTCATTATCCAATCGCGAGCCGAGCCACGGGGTAACAGGTTCGGCCAAGTGCTTTTCGCTCAGGGTTTCCCAGTTACGCGAGAACTTACCATATTTCACCCCAAAACGACCCGAGGGGTCAATGTGCATGAGGTACAAAGCCCTGTTAACGTAGTAAAATAGTTTTCCCTCACCAGCCAGCGCCTCGGCCTTTTCGCGTTGGTTTTCGAGAATCTTCAAAAGCGTTTCAGCGAGCAAATCGTCACCCTTCACGGTGTCACGCGTTAGGCCGCGAGCGAATCGCCGCCACGTTGGGTAATGTTTCTCAAGCTCGATGTCTAAAACTTTTTTCACCCTCGTTTCAATGTAGCAAAAAACTAACATATCTTTGTCGGTACTAATTTAAACCCCTATTCCAATGGAAATCGATTCAGTTATTAACGAGGCAAAGCCTCCCGTGTTAACTCCCGTGAATGAGTTTCTCGCGATCATTCAAAAAAAGTACAACTCAAGCCCCAATTCGTTGGCCGCTGGCGGTTACCGCGAGGTACTTAAAATGGCCGAGCAATTCATTAACGCCGAGGTGGCTTTCGCTAACGCCGCTTACACGGCGGGATATGAGCAAGCCATTACCGATATTCGCGAGGCTCAGCAAGTAAAACCCGAAAACGAAGGAGGTGACAAATGAAAACAACACTTAAAGTATTGACGGGTATTTTATTTTTACCCATACTTCTAATCGGGGGAATCATAGCGGTATTAAAAACTATAGTTGTTATGACAATCGTATTTGCTTGGCAAAATGGAAATGAATGGCATGGTGAATTAATGATGAAGTTGCACAATTATATGCAATGGATTAAAGGAGGTAACAAATGACAACCGACAAGCTCGATGAAATAATTACCCAGCACTTTGGCACCAAAGCCCTTTTCTCGGCTCGAATGAAAGTGAGCCGCTTTACCGCTTATCGGTGGCTAAAAGAACCGCACCGAATGACCCTGAAAGACCTGAGCCGCCTGAGCGCGATTACCAAAACCCCAATATGTGAACTTTTATGACTGCAAACGAAACGCTAAAAACCGCCAGCGCTCTTATTCCCCATCGATACCAAAAGAGGGTTATTACGCTATTATCGCCCCATTTCAGCCCCGAAATGATGGCCGAGGCGGTAACGTACCTCGAAACATTAGAAGAGGCTCCATTGGCTCCCGAAGAGATTGTAGAGCATGTGTTTAAACTCGTGAGTGAGTTAACGGGGGTGGAAAACATCGCGCAAAGCACCAGCCGAAAACATAAAGAGGTTTTGAGCCGCCAAATGGTAATGCTCGCCCTTTATTTGGAGTTACCGGGGGCAACTTTTGAAAACATCGGAAAGCTATTCGAGCATAAATTCGACCACGCCTCAGTTATCCACGCGAAAAAGTCTATGGAAACGCGTTACTCGTGTGACCCCCACACCCGCAATAAATTAAACGAGCTCGCCAAATGTCTTAGCGATAAAAACTTGAAGGGGCTCGCCCACTTTTTACCCCAAATCGATATACTGGCCTGAATGGGAAAGCACCGCAAACGATTTGAGGAAATGACCACGGACGAGCTCCGAGGTGAGCGTTGGAGGCTTTACTTTTCAAACCCGAAAACCGAGGCGGCCATCTTTCAGAAGGGAAAGGATTTGGCGCGAATTAATACCGAACTTTACCAGCGAACGGGCAACGATGCATATTTACTTTACCGTGTAGGCGATGGCTATTGAATTCCTTCCAAAACAAAACGCCGCGCTCGATGCGCTCGGACTCGATTCACCCGCCGAGGTCGTCCTCTTCGGAGGAGCCGCTGGGGGCGCGAAGTCATTCACGGGGTGCGCGTGGCAAATTATGAGGCGCTTAAAATACCCGGGTACTCGCGGGCTCATTGGACGATCGAAACTCGATACCCTCAAGAAAACCACTTTAAAAACGTTTTTTGAGGTTGCTGGGTTGTTTGGATTGGTGGCGAATAAACACTACCAATTCAACGCACAATCGAACGTTATTACCTTCAGCAATGGCTCGGAAATTATCTTGAAGGACTTATTCGCTTACCCCTCCGATCCCTCTTTTGATTCCCTCGGCTCGCTCGAGATTACCGATTCATTTATTGACGAGTGCTCTCAGGTGAGTAAAAAAGCAATCGACATCGTTAGAAGCCGTATTCGATACCGACTCACTCAATACAACCTCAGCCCGAAAACCTTGCTCACTTGCAACCCATCGAAAGGCTGGCTTTATAACGAGTTTTTTGCCCCATTTAGAGCGAATCAATTGCCGCCTCATTTGGTGTTCATTCAATCGCGCGTGGCTGATAACCCACACTTACCCCCCACCTACGCCGAAACATTGGCGCGGTTGCCTGAGGTGGATCGTAAAAGGCTTTTGGAAGGCGATTGGGATTTTGACGAAACGTTGGACGCGCTATTTACCACGGACGATTTACTGAGGTGCTTTCGTCCAGCGAGCGAAACGGGTGAGTTATACATCACGGCTGATATTGCCCGCCTCGGAAAGGATAGAACGGTAATAGCCCTTTGGCGCGGGCTTTCACTTATTCAGATTACCGAACTGAGAAAAAAGAAAATAGACGAAACCGCGGCGGTAATTCGTGAGATGGCCGATTATCACAAAGTAAAACTCTCTAATGTTATTGCCGATGCTGATGGCTTAGGCGCGGGGCTCGTTGATGTCCTGAAGTGTCGCGAGTTTCGTAACGGCTCAAGGGCCACAAAGCCCGAGAGGTTTGTTAACCTCAAGGCTGAATGCTTTTTTAAACTCGCCGAACTGGTGGAATTAAACCGAATCACACTACCTAACCAGCACCGCGACACAATCGTAAAAGAGCTCGATTTGATTCGCCGAAAAAATCCTGAGGGCGATGGCAAACTCGCCGTAACGGGTAAAGAGGAAATCGCCCGCACACATGGAATGTCACCCGATTACGCCGATGCCGTGGCAATGCGTATGTATTTCGAGCTTTTTCCCAACTACGGGCGCTATTCGTACGCCTAACCTCGGGCATTTTTCCACAACGAAACCCGCATCAGTAGTGGGTTTGCTTGGGTTATCAACATAATCACACGAAAAAAAGTTAACTTTATTTGGTGTGTAGCAAATTTGCAACTTAGATTTGCCACACAATTAACAATTTAAAATTTTAATCACATGTATTTCCTCACTATTTCAAACTACACAACCGCGCAAACATTCGAATTCTCGAATATACGCGAAGCCCTTAACTCATTCATCGAGCGTTGCGATAGCTTCGGTTACGATTATACCGAAGATAACGAGGGCAACTTTACCGCTGGCGGCTTTGGCCACTCTCATGAAATCACGTTAACATCAAATTTTTAAACCCCAAAATCTAATTTTTAAGATGGCACATTTAGAAATCCCCGTGAAAATGGTTACTACCGTGGACACATTGAAAATCGAACTCCCTTACTACTGCTCTGATGGGTACACCTGTTGGGCAATCCTCGAGGAAAAAAAGATTATCAGCGTAAACGATTGGGTTCGTATCGAACAGGCGAACGTTTGGCTACTTAACGAAGTGCCAATGGCGGCCACTCAGCCAGTCGTTAAGCCTATCACTCGAGAGGAATTCATGGAAGTGTATAACCGCGTAATTGAGCGCATAAACACGGCCCTATGAACGATATCCGAACCGAACTCCGAATCCTTTTAGTAATCAATCTTATCACACTTATATGCATACTTTCCCATTAAACCCCGAAACCATGGACTCGCTCCAAAAGTTTCAAACCCGGCTCAACTCAGCCCCCAGCGAATTGGCCGTGGAATCAACCCCCGATAGAAAAGCCCAAACCGTGGTTATTTCTCACATCGAGATGACATTGGACGAGCTCTTTTTTGGCCAATGGAAAACCGAAAATTTCAAGTGGAACGCAATTGCAAACGAGGTGCAAGGTTCAATTGAACTTGTGGCCGTGCATCCAGTAACAGGTTTCGAAATACGCCGTACTGGTGCCGCTTCCATTGTCATCATGGTAGACAGGGCACCCGAAAACATCGCTGGGCAAGAGCGCAACCAATGGGCGCTTAACCCATCGAACAAAAAGCCCAACGC